TTACAAAGATTGACGAGCTTCGGTCAGAGCAAAGAGACCTACCTGACAACTACCGACCAGCTTTGGCAGAAGATGTCCCAGAAGGTCGTGCTTGCGGAAATTGCTTCTTCTTCAATGAAGAAAGACAAAACGAAGACGGCACTAAAGCATGGTGCGAGAAGTGGGATGACTTTGTAGACGGCGGCTACTACTGCAACGCTTGGCAGGCAGATGAAGAATCTCGCGCTATAAATCAAAAGGCTCCTGCATACATGAGGGCTGCTGCTCGCCGTGGATTAGAACTAAACGAACAGGGATTCGGTGGAGCTGGACTCACACAGAAGACAATCCGCGAAGCACGCCTAATGGCACAAGGTCAGGTATCCGATGACAAGTGGGTACGGATTGGCGCATGGATAGCACGACACATGCCAGACCTTGACGCGCCAAAGAACTCCAACAGAAATGACCCTGAGTATCCAGGACCAGGATTAGTGGCACACTTGCTTTGGGGATCAGGACCAAGCAAGAGAGCTGCTCAGCGTGCTATGGAATACGCTGAGGGAGTTGTTGCTAGGATTAGAGCAGAGGAAAGAACTATGACTGACACTACTGAGAAGCTAAACCGTTGGGCGGATGTAGCTCGCGCAATCCAGAAAAAGATTGACGGGGAGCCAAGCATCAAGGAACCAGAAATCCGCACTAACAATACAAAGTTTGAGGTTCGGTCAGAAGATGATGGCATGACCTTTACTGGCTATGCATCTGTATTCAACAGCTCCTCTGAAGACTTAGGTGGCTTCCGTGAGTTTGTAGCCCCTGGTGCTTTCAAACGCTCGCTACAGTCAAGAAACGAAATCAAACTTCTTTGGAATCACGACACCAACGAGCCACTTGCTTCGGTTCGCGGTGGCAGTCTTGAACTTGTTGAGGACCGCTACGGGCTAAAGGTAAAAGCCAGACTGCCTAAGACAACTCGTGGGCGCGATGTTGCAGAGCTTCTACGCTCAAAAGTTATTGACTCAATGTCATTCGGTTTCAATGTCATCAAAGACGCTTGGTCGGAGAATGGTTCGGTTAGAACTTTAGAGTCGGTTAGATTGCACGAAGTAAGCATTGTGACCTTCCCAGCATATTCATCCACCACTGCTACTGTTAGGTCTATGCAACCTACTATTGACCCAGACGAACTTGCTAACGCACTTCTAAAGCTAGAGTCAGGCGAAGACTTAGATGAGAAGTCAGCTAGTCTGATTACAGATGTCGTTGGCAAGCTAAGACAACAGCCTGAAGCTGAGGTTGAAGCTGGCGATAACGGTCTTGCCCTGCTTGACCTAAAGAAGAAACAACTCGACCTGCTATTGAAAAGGATCTAAACATGGCTACTAAACAAGAAATAAAAGAAGCTATCCTAAACGCTGCTGGCAACCCATCAGTAGGCGTTATTGCTGAGATGGCAGACCAGTTTGCTCAGGCCGTACTTGACCTAGAAGAAAAGTCTTCGACACCTGCTAAAGAAGTCAGGGTTGTCGAACCTAAAGAAATCAGGTAAACTGGTTTCCTGCCCCTACTGAGTATTCCCTTCCTCAGTAGGGGCCTTTTCTTTTACCGTGTTTTTTTCGCCTAATAGACTTATAGTCATCAGTTGAGTGTTAGCACCGCTGTATCTGTTGAGTGTTAGCACCGCAGGAATCCCTATAAAAAACTATTTGAGGAGACTAAATGTCTGAATTTGTAAAGTCTCAGGTAGAAGTCCGCAACAACTTGATTGCTCAGGCACGCGAGGTCCTAGACCTAGCTACAGCCGAAGCTCGTGGACTATCTTCTGAGGAAAGCGAAAAGATTGCTCGCATTGAGGCTGACATTGACCAGCGCGATGCAGCGATTGACACCGCACGCAAGCTAACCGAGCGCGAGAACCGTGCTTACGAAGCTGCTGCAACACTAAACACAACCGTTGAGGAAAGCCGTCAGTCTGAGTCTGACATCCTTCGCTCAATCGCTATGGGAGAAATCCGTGGCGGTTACGAGTTCAAGTCTGAGAAGCGCACCTTGACTTCTTCTGACAACACTGTTCCAAAGAGCTTCTACGATCAGGTATTCCAGATTGCTAGACTTGCTGGTCCAATGCTTGAGCTTGGTGAAGTTATCAACACAACTACTGGTGAGAACCTAACCATCCCTACTTTGACAGCTCGTTCAACCGCGCTTATCAAGGGACAGGGTGTACAGATTGCTGACTCGGACCCAACATTCAGCTCAATCGTTCTAGGAGCTTTCAAATATAGCTTTTTGGTTCCCGTGGCGAATGAACTGCTTAATGATGCAGGATTTGACCTATCAGCGCTTATCGCTGAGCAGGCTGGTAACTCAATCGGTTTCGCAGTAAACACTGGTCTAACCACTGGAACTGGAACTGTTGAGCCTACTGGTGTTATGACCGCTGCTTCATCTGCCGTCACTGGTGGAACTGGAGTTTCTGGTGCGCCAACATACGAGAACATCGTGGACTTGGTTTACGCACTAGACGGACAGGCACGCTTGCTTCCTGGTGTTGGATTCATCACCGCAAAGTCTGGTCTTGCTGCACTTCGCAAGATCAAGGATGGCGATGGTCGCTACATCTGGACTGAAGGCGGAAACGCTGCTCAGAACCAGCCAGCATCACTACTTGGCTACCCAGTGTACGAGAACCCAGCAGTTGCAGCAGTTGGTACTGCTGCCTTCTCATTGGGCTTTGGACACATGCCTAGCTACAAGGTTCGCACCGCAGGTGGAATCCAGATTGCACAGTCTGGTGACTTTGCGTTCGACAAAGATGTTACGACTTTTAGAATCACGATGCGCGTTGATGGAAATTTAACGCACTCAAGCCATGTCGTAAAGTACAAGGGCGGCGCAAGCTAATCCTTAGCTAAAAAGCTGAAAGACCCCAAGCGTGTAGGTTCGCTTGGGGTCTTTCTTTTGCTATGCTGAAGGGAAAGAAAGGCAACCTACATGTCAAAAATAAAAGGGACTGTTTCCGTATTCTCAAACTCACCTGGTCAGCCAACTGGCTACGGCATTGCTGCTGAGGCTCTAATACAAAGACTAAAAAGAGACGGCGCAGATGTAGCTGCTATCTCCAACTACGGAAACGAAGGAATCAAGACTCAGTTTTCCACTGGGTATGGTGATGTTCCTGTCTACCCGCGTGGGTCGGATGTTTATTCAAATGATGCAGCTATCTTGTCTCACAAGCATTGGCGAGCGCTAAACGAGAAACAGCCCGACCTTATTATTACCCTTTACGATGTTTGGGTCTTTCAGGGCAAGGGCTGGGATGACATGAATGTTGCATCTTGGACACCGATTGACCACAGCCCAGTTCCACCCGCAGTAGCTAAGTGGAGCGCAAAAGAAAATGTCACACCGCTTGCAATGTCAAAATTCGGTCAGAAAGAGCTGCAAGCTAAAGGCATAGAATCCATTTACATTCCGCACTCGGTAGACACTAAAATTTTCAACCGCAGAGACAAGATTGCTAACCAGTCAATCCAGGATTACATGGGCTTCGGTAATGACCGCTTTGTAGTTGGGATGAACGCAGCTAACAAGTCTGGTGGCATTATTCATCGCAAAGCCTTTGGCGAAAACCTAATGGCGTTTTCAATTTTTGCCAAGAAGCACTCAGACGCAATGCTTTACATTCACACAGACCCAGTTAGCGCTCACGGTTGGAACCTGATGGGGCTTGGCGGGATTCTCGGTATTCCATCAGAAAACATGACCTTTGTAGATCCAGTTAGCTATAGATTTGGTATTAGCCAAGATGACCTAGCAGGCATTTACAGCTCTATGGATGTTCTGTTAGCTACAAGCTACGGAGAGGGCTTTGGTGTCCCAACTGTCGAGGCTCAGGCTTGTGGAGTGCCAGTTATTGTTTCGGACTTTGCTGCTTCTCCTGAGCTTGTTGGCGATGGATGGTTGGTTGGCGGTCAGCCTCTTTACGACAACAGCCAGTCTGCCTTTTTCAACATACCTTCGGTCCCACTAATCGTAGAAGCTTTGGAACAAGCCTACAAAAGAGGAAAAGGTAAGTCTCAAAAGGCTATTGACTTTGCTCAGCAGTTTGACCACGACATCGTGTGGGATAAACATTGGAAACCAGCCCTAAAGAAACTTTTGAAATAGTGCTTACAGTAATCGGCTCATCACCAGATAGGCATGAATGGCTGGCAGACTGCTCGGCTTCAATTAGGCGTGAACACATAGCTGTTGTCAATTCTGGCTATGAGCTTGGCAAGATTCGATGGGTAATGGAAAACACTAATACTGATAGGTTTTTGTTTTTGCAAGATTCTTGGCAGGTAAAGGATGACGGTTTCTGGGACTTGCTAGAAGCAGAATCTGGCTCTGTAGCCATAACCGATGACCCTTACTATTACGGCTGCTACGCAGGTGTTTACGAACGCTCGGTTATTGAGCAGATAGGGATACCTGTAATGACTGATAAACATGATGCCATAAGCAACGAAATAGCTTGGCATCAGAGCTACTTCAAGGCGGTTGGTGAACTAAAAGTCTTATTTCCTGACTTGAGAGACAGCAACGCAACTAGACAGGTAGAACTTAATGGTCGCACCAACTTAGTTTTAGAAAATGACTACCTAGTCAAATACAAAGGAACATGGTACTAATGGAAAACCTAATTGTGCCAGTTCTAAACCGTTATGACCTGCTACAAAGGATGCTGGATAGTGTAGATGTGCCAGTAGACCACCTGCTAGTTATTGACAACGGAGAAGGGACAGACAATCTTAACTTCAGTGACAATTTTGCCAAAGTCACCCAGCTACGGATGCCAGCAAACTTAGGTGTTGGTGGATCTTGGAATTTAGGTATCAAGTCCTTTCCTTATGCCCATCGGTGGTTCATTGCTTCCAACGATGTTGTTTTTCTACCAGGTGCTTTAGAAAAGTTGTCAAAAAGCCGCAGGGATGAAATAACCCTTACAGCCGATTTCCCCTATTGGCAATGCTTTGCCCTTGGCGATGAGGCTGTTAGCAGCATTGGCTTGTTTGATGAGTGTGGTTTTTACCCTGCCTACTTTGAGGATGATGACTACATGAGGCGAGCTGACTTTGCAGGGGTAAACATTCGCAAAATAGTAATCCCTACAACCCACGACAACAGCTCAACAATAAAAGGTGGGTATGAGCATAAGAACGCAAAGACCTTTATCGCTAATCAAGCCTATTATCAAAGAAAGCTTGATAACAACGACTACACCGCTGGCACTTGGTCGCTAGACATTAGAAGAAAGAACGGCTGGGAATGAAACCAATAGTTTACACAGGTGGGACCTTTGATTTGTTCCATGCTGGGCATGTTGAGTTTCTAAAACGCTGTTCTGAGCTTGGCAGGGTTGTTGTGTCCCTAAATACTGATGAGTTCATTGAAGAATACAAAGGTACGCCACCAGTCATTAGCTACAGAGACAGGGCGGATGTTTTACTGGCTTGTCGGTATGTAGATTCGGTTGTACCCAACATTGGTGGACCAGACAGCCGCATAACAATAGGAACTGTCATGCCAGGCTTGGTTGTTATTGGTTCGGACTGGGCAAGGCGGGATTACTATACGCAAATGGCGTTTGACCAAGATTGGCTAGACGAGCGAGGGATTGGGCTTTGCTACATTCCGTACACATCAGGAATAAGCTCTAGAGCTATCAAAGAGCGTATGCTGTTTAGGCGATAGACTAGACCTAGATTTAGCAAAGGACAATCGTGGCTATTACCAATGGATATGCAACTTTAGCTCAAGTAAAAGGCGCACTCCGCATCACCGACAGCGTAGATGACTCACTCCTAGAAA